TGTAACAATCGCAGCACCGAATGTTGGTATTAATACTGCTACAGCAACTGCTAGTATGGATCCTCTTTATTATGTAATAAATAGTTCGACACCCGTGTCATCTGGAATATCTACATTAACACTTGCCTCTAATTTGCTTAATGCAGTTGGAGTCGGTTCCACGGCATACTTCTCTCAAGCAAGTAGAATAGTTGCTAGTTCACATACATTTGAGTATGTTGGTGCTGGTAATACTATTACTCAAGCTACTCCAAAACGAGGAGGTGTTCTTAATCAGCAAAATGAGGTTCTTCTTGAAGATGGTGGTAAGGTTCTTTATACAAGTACAGACCAAGCAGGTAATTTTAGAATAGGTGAAGATTTGCTAATTAATCAAGAAACTGGTACAGTTAGTGGAAGAGCCTTTAGTAAGAGTTTATTCTCAGAAATAACACCGTTTATCCTAGCATTAAGTTAATATGGCACTCGCACTCAACAGATTTAAAACATATACTGCTACCCTTACAACAAGTAGCGCAACGATATATACTGCACCAACAGGATATACTGGAATTATTTTATATGCACATATAACCAATTATGCTTCTGCAGCAACCACTCTTACTATGTCTCATGTAAGAAGTGGTACAACTAATGAAATTATTAAAGGAGCAAGTGTTCCTGTTGCTGATGCTTATATCCCTTTAGATGGTAAATTGGTATTAGAGACAAGTGATTATATTGTAGCAGAAGCTGGTGCAAATACTACTTTAAAAATTCTTCTCTCAGTATTGGAGACAGCAAATGCCTAGACTTATTAGTAACGTTAATAGTACAGGAGCAGTTGGCATTTCTAGTGATGGAACTAGTCTTGGTAATATGACCGATTTAAACTTCCAAAGTAATAGAGTTAAATTTGATGCTAATGCAGGTGTAGCTACTGTTTATACTGATCCATTAACGGTTATCGGACTTTAAGTTAAGATAAATAAACATGCAGAGTCTATTTTTTAATGAGAAAGTGTCCTGAAGGAAAATATTATGATGCACTTCAAAAGAAGTGTGTAAATATGCCAAAGTCCGTAGGTGGACGTTGGTGGGGTGGATCACATCATCATCATCGCCAAGACCATAGCAGCACAGGCAACGGCAACGGTAATGGTAATGGTAATGGCAACGGCTCTAATGGTAATGGCAACGGTGGAAACGGAGGTGGAGTTAGTGAAGCCATCCGCCTTGCACCTAAGACAGGAAATATAATATCTGTTAATTTGGCATGGAGAGGAAATGACTACAATCTTAAAATGTTTTTCCCCCACGTCAAAACCCCATCACGCAGAGAAGTACAGGATCAAGTGAGAAAAGTGTATCCTAATGCTAAACTCTGGAATTACAAAGTTTCGGACTATGACCCAGGAGAACCACTCCTCATCGGAGGAGAAAAAAACTAAAGAGTTGGAAAAGAAAGTAGAAAATTTAGAAAAAATATTAGAACTACAAAGAAAAACTATCGAACACGACAAAAAATTTGGTAAGTATGAAATGATGTAATTATGGAAGACATTTATTTAGGTAATCCCAATTTAAAAAAAGCAAATGTTGCTCAAGAATTTTCTCAAGAGCAGATTCTTGAATTTATGAAATGTGCAGGAGATCCTGTATACTTTGCAAAAAATTATATGAAGATTGTTTCTCTTGATGAGGGACTTGTTCAATTTAAACCATATGATTTCCAAGAGAAGTTAATTAAAAACTTCCACGATAATAGATTTAATATTTGTAAGATGCCTCGTCAGACAGGTAAATCTACTACGTCTGTATCATATCTTTTACATTATATTGTTTTTAATGATAGTGTTAATGTAGGTATTCTTGCAAACAAAGCTGCAACTGCTAGAGACTTGTTAGGTAGATTGCAAACTGCTTATGAGAATTTGCCTAAATGGATGCAACAAGGTATTATATCTTGGAACAAAGGTTCTATGGAGTTAGAAAATGGTAGTAAAATCTTGGCGGCTTCTACTTCAGCAAGTGCTGTCCGTGGTATGTCTTTTAACATTCTTTTCCTTGACGAATTTGCTTTTGTTCCCAACCATATCGCTGATGCATTCTTTAGTTCCGTTTATCCTACTATTACTTCTGGTAAGACTACTAAAGTCATAATGGTTTCAACCCCTCACGGGATGAACCATTTTTATAGGTATTGGCATGATGCAGAAAAAGGTAAGAATGATTATGTGCCAACTGATGTTCATTGGTCTCAAGTTCCTGGTAGGGATAGTGAATGGAGAAGGCAAACTATTGCCAATACATCTGAACAACAATTTAAGATTGAGTTTGAATGTGAATTTTTAGGATCTGTTGATACTTTAATTGCACCATCTAAACTTAGGGCATTTGTTTATGAAGAACCCCTTATAAGAAAGGCGGGATATGATTGTTATGAGCAACCTATAGAAGGTCATGATTATGTAATGACTGTTGACGTAGCAAGAGGAGTTAGTGAAGACTACTCTGCTTTTGTCGTTGTAGATATTACAGAGTTTCCTCATAAGGTTGTAGGTAAGTATAGGAATAATGAAATCAAACCTATGATATTTCCTAATGTTATTTGGGAGGTGGCAAAGAATTATAATGATGCTTTTATAATGTGTGAGGTAAACGATATTGGTGATCAGGTAGCATCTATTCTAAACTTTGATCTTGAATATGATAATCTCCTTATGTGTTCTATGAGAGGTAGAGCAGGTCAAGTTGTAGGTCAAGGGTTCTCTGGTAAGAAAACACAACTTGGAGTTAAGATGTCTAAGACAGTTAAGAAGATTGGTTCTCTTAACTTAAAAACTCTTATTGAAGCAGATAAATTAATATTCAAAGACTATGAAATTATATCTGAACTAACAACTTTTATTCAGAAGAGTAATTCATTTGAGGCAGAAGAGGGATGTAATGATGACCTTGCTATGTGCTTGGTTATATTTGCTTGGTTGGTTCAAAGTGATTACTTTAAAGAACTTACAGATCAAGACGTTCGTAAGAGATTATATGAGGAACAAAAGAACCAGTTAGAGCAAGATATGGCTCCATTTGGTTTTATTGTAGATGGAACTGATGAAGATCAATTTGTTGATAAAGAGGGTGATAGATGGTTTATAGATAATGGGTCAATGGACACATCCACTAATTGGAATACGGATGAGTATGGTGACAAATCTTATAACTGGGAATATCGGTAATGGAATTTGACAAGCAACTTAAATTAGGACACTTGTTGCTTGTAGATAGAAAATGTAGAACTTGTGGAGAGATAAAAAATCTCATCGATGGTTTTTACAGAACAAGAAAAAGTAGAGGAGCAGTTCCATCCTCTTACTCTTATGAATGTAAGATTTGCACTATAAGAAGGATTGTAGATAGACGAAAAAAGAAACCATTTAGTGATTGGTCATATCCAGATTGGTAGTGTTCACTCCATGTTTCCCCGCTGAAAATAAACTTTTGAATAAATATTTGAAGATAAACTGAGACATCGGAGAAAAACATGGCCACTCCTCAATTATCTCCTGGAGTACTGGTAAGGGAGGTTGATTTAACCATAGGAAGAGCTGATAATGTATTAGATAATATAGGTGCGATTGCTGGACCTTTTGAAATTGGACCTGTTGATGAAGCAATCAACATTACTACTGAAGAAGATTTAGTCAATACCTTTGGATCACCAATAGGAACTGACTCACAATATGAGTATTGGATGACAGCATCATCTTTCCTTTCATATGGTGGTGTTCTTAAGGTAGTTAGAACTGCTGGTAGTAATCTCAACAACGCAAACGCAGGTGTTGGTGTTGCTTCTACTTCTGTTCTTAAAATTTACAACTACGATGATTACATAAACAATCATCAAAGTGATGCAACATTTAGCTACGCAGCAAAGAATCCAGGAACTTGGTCTAACACACTTAAAGTTTGTCAGATTGATGACCAAGCAGATCAAATAATTGGTGTTAGCACTAATAACTTAGCACTCGCTGGTGCTACTGTTGGATTTGCTGTTACTGCCAATATAGACGGAGCAATTATTCCAGGAATTGGAACCACAGGTGGATTTACTGGATTCCTTAAGGGAATTATTACTGGTGTAAGTACTGACTCAACCAACTCTAATTCTACTATTGATGTTAAGATTACTGATAGGATATCAGCAGTTGGTGGTATAACATCTTACTTCCCAATTGATTATGCAGAAGGAAATAGCATAGCAGCATACACAACATCATCTTCTATTAGATTCCTTAATACTTTAGGTGTTGCTACAGGTCATTCTTTGACTGCAGCATATACTCCAGCATCTATTAAAGACTGGTATGATGAGCAAACTTTGGGTCTTAAGAATGCAACAACTTATTGGAAGACCCTAGCACCTAGACCAACCACTAGTAACTTTGTTAGTGAAAGAAAGGGTAAGAATGATGGTCTGCACGTTGTAGTTGTTGATGATGAAGGTAGAGTAACTGGAATCAAAGGAAATATTATTGAGAAACATCTAAACCTTTCTAAGGCAAAAGATGCAGTCTCTGCAGTTAACCCACCAACTAAGGTATACTATAAGGATTACCTTGCAACAAATTCTCAAAATATCTACGCAGGTATTAACCCATCTAATGCAAAAGATACTAACTGGGGAACTACACCAACTGCTTCAGGATTCTCAACTGCATGTACTGCGGTTACAACTGGAGATGGTTTATGGGGTCTAGATGCACAAGGTGTTACTTACTCAGTATTGGGTAACATAGCATATGAATTATCTGGTGGTCAAGATTATGGTTCAGTCCCATCTGGTGAAACAAAAGGTGGAATGAAGGCTACATTAGCCGATCTAATGACATCCTACAGATTGTTTAGCAATAAGGATGAAATTCAAGTTGACTACTTAATCATGGGTCCAGGTTGTGATACAGAATCTGATTCACAAGCAAAAGCAAATCAATTAATATCACTTGCTGGACAAAGAATGGATTGCATGGCAACCATCAGTCCACATAGAGCAAACGTGGTTAACGTCAGTAATACTGAAGATCAAACCACAAATGTGATTAACTTCTTTAGTCCACTTTCCTCATCATCTTATGGTGTATTTGATAGTGGATACAAGTACATGTATGATAGATTTAATGATGCATTCCGTTATATTCCATGTAATGGAGACGTTGCTGGTCTAATGACACGCACAAATATCGTTGCTTATCCTTGGTTCTCACCTGCTGGACAGCAAAGAGGTGTTATTAATAATGCAGTTAAACTTGCATATAACCCATCTAAAGCACAAAGAGACAGACTTTATCCTCAAAGAATTAACTCTTTCATTACCACACCTGGTATTGGAACACTTCTCTTCGGTGATAAAACTGCTCTCGGATATGCATCAGCATTTGATAGAATTAACGTTCGTCGTCTGTTCCTTACAATTGAGCAAGCACTGCAAAAAGCAGCAGAAGCTCAACTCTTTGAACTCAACGATGAGTTAACAAGAGCAAACTTCCGCAATATTGTGGAACCATATCTACGTGATATTCAGGCAAAGAGAGGACTTTATGGATTCCTAGTTGTTTGTGACACCACAAATAACACCCCTGATGTTATTGATAATAACGAATTCCGAGCAGACATCTTCCTGAAGCCTGCGAAGTCAATCAACTATGTTACTCTTACTTTCGTTGCTACCAGAACTGGTATCAGCTTTGAAGAAGTAGCAGGTCGAGTTTAATTTTCATCTCTAAATAACATCAGGAGGACAACCACAAATGGCTCAAACTAGAGAAAACAAAAACATATCTGATTTTAAATCAGCACTACTAGGTGGTGGTGCAAGACCCAATCTGTTTGAGGTAGAGTTAACTACTCTACCTGAAGGAGTTACGGGGTGGGATGCAGCAACTTTTAGATTTATGTGCAAAGCAGCTTCACTACCTGCTCAAAATATTGCAGCAATTGATATTCCGTTTAGAGGTCGTATTTTTAAAGTTGCTGGAGACAGAACAATCGATCCTTGGACTGTAACAGTTATTAACGATGAGAATTTCTTATTAAGAAATGCATTTGAAAACTGGACACAGCAAATTGCTGATTTAACCACTAATATTGGTGCAACACTTCCAGAATCTTATATGACAAATGCTAAGGTATACCAACTTGGTAGAGGTTCTACTAAGAGTAGTGAAAATAGTTCTGGAGAACGTAATGCTGTATTGAAACAGTATGAATTTGTTGATATATTTCCAACAAGTGTATCAGCTATTGACTTATCTTACGATACAGGTGATACTATAGAAGAGTTTACTGTTGAGTTTGCTGTTCAGTCACTTAATTTGGCTGGAGCAGGAACAGAAGCTGACGGTTAACACCTAGCTAAATAGTAAGAAAGTTAGAGTTTAAAATAAATTATGGCTAAATTATTTGGGTTCTCGATAGAGGACAATGAACCACTATCTCAAACTGCGGTCTCTCCCGTTCCTCCTAATAACGAGGACGGGAATGACCATTATTTGAGTAGTGGTTTTTTTGGGCAATATGTTGATATTGAAGGTGTTTATAGAACAGAATTTGATTTAATTAAAAGATATAGAGAAATGGCACTTCATCCTGAAGCGGATAGTGCTATTGAAGATATTGTAAATGAAGCGTTGGTTTCTGATAGCAACGATCAACCCGTACAGATAAATTTAGATCATTTAAATGCTAGTGATGGTATAAAGAAAAAGGTTAGAGAAAATTTTAAATTTGTATTAGATTTATTGGATTTTGATAAGAAAGCACATGAAATCTATAGGAATTGGTATGTAGATGGGAGACTTTTTTATCATAAAGTTATAGATTTAAAAAATCCAGAAGCAGGTTTACAGGAGTTGCGATATATTGACGCAATGAAAATTAGATATGTAAGGCAAGAAAAAAAGAAAAAGGGTGATCAATTTACTAGGGGAGCAATTACAGGATTAAATACTGGCAATCCAGAAGAATATGAGTTTCCTGAATTAGAAGAATACTACGTATATACTCCAAAACAATCATATCCCACTAACAGTACTGCTAATGGTGGTGGCAAAGGTTCAATTAAAATTGCATCAGATGCCATTACATACTGCACGTCTGGATTAGTTGATAGAAATAAGGGATCAACACTATCATATCTACACAAAGCAATCAAATCACTCAATCAATTGCGTATGATTGAGGATAGTTTAGTCATATATAGATTATCCCGTGCTCCAGAGCGCAGGATTTTCTACATAGATGTTGGAAATTTACCGAAGGTTAAGGCAGAGCAATATCTTCGTGACGTAATGATGAGATATCGGAACAAACTTGTCTACAACGC